CACTCTATAGTCAGGAAACTACAGTCTACTCTATTTTTTTCGATTTGTCAAATATATTTTGGATGAAATCACTGAATGTTGTTTTTTAAACAACTGGTTGTCTTACATATTTACTAAATCTTTCAACGCCATCTTCAAATGTTAAGAAAGTATTTGTATGCTTATCAAATAGTAAAAGTCCAGCAACATAACTCAAAGAATCGGTGTTGTTATAAAAGTTATGGGGAATTCCAACATTAACTATGTAATCACCAACCATGTGCTCCTGGTGTGCTAAGGTTACCTCTCCTTCAAAAAATAGTCTACCGTCTTTATTTCTAAATTCGGGAAGAGGATCATACCAATTTAGTAAACCACCGTCACCTAGGAAGAAGATAAGTTTACAAACACTTCGTGTCAACGTAGGCTCATCTACATGAATTCTTAAAGTTGATCCAGGAGTAAATACGAAATACTCATTAAAAACAGCGTAAGCATCACAGGAATCAATAAATGATAATAATCTTTTATCAATGATATCATATCTACGATTCGCCATTAGCCTTCCTTCTTCTGGTGGGGAAAGCTTCGGATGTTTAATATCAAATGGAATAGATAGGGGACGATGATATACATTATTATTCAAGGTAATTCTCCTACAAACTTTAATCAATCTCTTTCAATTTGTCAAACATGTTTTGAATGAAATCACTAGATGTGGTTGTTTTTTTAGCAACTACTCCATAGAAGTCACATTTTATCATTCTAGAGATATATTCCAAAGGCTCTGTTAATATGGCTTCAAACAGATCGGGATTTACAGGATTTCCGTCGATGTCTTGTTTGAATAAAACAATATGATACATGTTTCCCATATTACATGCATCAATATCTTCACCTGGTGTTTTGTATTTTGCTGCTTCTACTTTCACCATATCTTCTTCTGGACCAGGCATGAAAAAGACGGCATCGAAATGATCATCCTTCAGTTCTCTCAGAAATTCTAGCATTGTATCCTTTAATATGTGATTTTCTAACTCTTACCATTATCCATGTGTTGTAATAGTCATTGCTTTCCATTACACCACGAACAAATTGCTCTTTTGCTTCCAAATATCCACATTCACCTTTTGATTTGCATAAATGCAATATCCGACGGGAGAAGTTTTCTTTCCCATGCAGTATAACATCATTTTGTAGTTCTGCGTTAGAGCCATAGTAAGTTTGCCAATCACTAGCTACTTTCACTTTTTTCTTTTTACCTTTGACTTGTTTGGTTTTGGCAAAGTAAAAAAATTTCTTGCCTATATATTTTCTTTTATTCGTGAGATTTATAATCTCGTAGACGAATCCGTAGTTATCACCAATCAAGTCTTCCGTAAAATCTTCGTTATTATATTTCCAATTTAATTCCATTCTTCATCATCTTCAGAGTCCTCATCTTCTATATATTCTTCTTCAATTTCTTCGATGAGTTCTCCACAGAAAGGACAATGCTCTGGATATTCTTGAGACACAAATTCTTCTGTATAGTTAATTTGATATGATGATTCGCAGCTATGACATTCTGCTGTTATTGCTTTATCGTTCATTTGATTTCCTTAGTGTGCCCAAACATCACCCCAATCACCAGCTAGAGCACCTTTTGCATAGTCTGTTGCTCTATTTTCAAAGAAGTTGGTGTGTGTTGGTGCGTTAATCATTTCTTCTACCCAAGGTAGAGGATTTCTTTTGACTTTATTGATACCTTTTAGACCAAGAGAAATTAATCTTCGGTCAGCAATATAACGAATGTACATTTTCACATCATTTGCAGATAAGCCTTCAATACCTCCAGTGTTAAATGCAAGGTCAATAAACTTATCTTCAAGTTCAACCATTGTTTCTGCAATTTTATAAATTTGAGACTTCAAGTGATCGTTCCATATTTCTTTATTTTCTTCAACATAAGTACGGAATAATTTAATCATAGACTCAGCATGTTGCGTTTCATCTACAATTGACCACGTAACAATCTGACCCATGCCTTTCATCTTACCTTGGCGTGGGAAGTTAAGTAGCATGATAAAGGAACTGAATAATTGCATCCCTTCGGTGAAAGCAGAGAATACTGAAATATTAGTAGCAGTAGTAATAGCATTGCTATTCTGTGAGCTAATATCAAGGATGTAATTATGTTTTTCACGCATAGCCTCATATTCTAAAAATTCATTGTATGTAGTTTCAGGTAAGCCTAGTGTTTCAATTAGATGTGAATATGCGGCAATATGTAATGCTTCTCTTGCAGCAAAGCCTGCTAACATCATTCTTACTTCAGGCTGAGGGAAATAAGGTAGGTAATTATTAACATAGCCACCTGCAACATCAATGTCACCCTGAGTAAAAAATCTGAATATATGAGTGAGAAAGTTTTTCTCAGAATCAGTAAGCTTCTTTTTCCAATCCTTGACATCCTCAAGCATTGGGACTTCAGTGTGTAACCAGTGTGATTGTTCATGCTTTAACCAAGCTTCGTATGCCCAAGGGTAATTAAAAGGTTTAAAGTAGTTTCTATTTTCTGTTAGTTTTTGTTGTGATGCTTTTTTGATCATTTATTTTTGTCCTCTATTCGTACATTATTGTTTCTGTGTCGCCTAAGCTCCATTTTGGATTTTGTTCAACGACATATTTCTTTGTGCAAACTTTAAAGTCTGGAAACTTTAGTTGCTTTGGATTACTTGCTGCATCCAAGAATAAACAACGGTTGTTTGGTTGTGCAGCATACTGCCCATTGTCTAGTTCAATAAAATTAAAACTTTTATGATCTTCAGGCCACTCAGCATAACTCGTATCTATAATGTTCAAATCGGGTGCAGAATGATCAACAGTGAAAAGATAATTACCAGAATAAAATTGTTTATCTTTTGCATAGAACTTTGCTGTAAGATTTCTCAGAAAAGCTTTTTGTATAACAGTAAAGTCATAACTAAAACAATCCCAAATTTGCAGTGTATCTAAAGGTAAAAAAGTCTGTGTTTCAAGATTTTCCTTGCGTGATACAAACGCATGGAGAGGTAGTTTGTCATAAAGTGCGCCATAGTTCGGTAAGTAACTTTCTATTCTAAATGCTTGACCACGAATACTTTTAATTGATACCCATATACAAGGTTCATATTCCCCATGACCTTTCTCAAAGTCATAAAGAAACTCTTTACGACTATAACAATGAATTGGTGGTATGTTTGCTACTAAATGTGCCATTTTATTTTTCCATTAGCTTGTTAACAAAATTAAGCAAAAGCTTATGATGTTTACCGTCATGATATTTTCCTTTCATCCAACTATAAGAATCATACCAATGAACTTCGCTCTCGGGATGACATCCTATTATACCTATGTTGTTTTGTATGACAGCCATAGGATCACCATTCATATATCTTGCCACTGTTTCAAAATTACTTTCATCACCAGTGATTGCACAACCATCGTAGAAATACATTCTTTCTAATTGGTCTTCCCACAATACTTGCAAATGTTTAGCATGTGGTCGTTTTGTGTCTGTGTTTGGTCTTTTGATGTATTGTACGGCGTTACAATCATCAGATAAAAAATTAAAATAATATGAGCTGGCCCAATAACCGCCCATGCATATTCCGAGATACTTACCACCTGATTGTACAAATCTGGTGATACAATCAGTGTTATTGGCAAAGCACATATCAAACTTACTAGCATCACCAAATCCACCAGGTATACACACCATATCAACGTCATCAAAAAAGTTGGTTTCAAGTTCATGTTTAGTAAATATTTTAAATCTATAATAAGGAGTTAAAGCTTTCATTATACCATTGCCCGATTGCACCGAGCAATATGGCTGATGCATGAATATAGCAATAGTTTTCACTTCTCAAGTCTTTCTATTTTTTCAATATTATGTTTTTTTGATCCAACATTATTTCTCAACAAATGTTTCATTGTCGCATAGGGCATACCACTCTCAATACAATACTGTTTTGCATATTTAAAGTCTTTTGTTGTTTTATCTGTAAAATGTATTCTTATCGGCTGGCATGTTCTATTTTTACTTGGATCTATAGATAAAGGATTATTTTCTGTCATTCTTTTTCTAGCTAAATCTCTAGATTTTTTTGTTTTTCCTGGATTGTGGATTTTTATATGCCAT